CTCTCATTCTCCTTCAGTAAAATCTGTGGGAATCACAGGTCAGCTAGCAGGATCTCGTGCTGACGTTATCGTAGCCGATGATATCGAGGTACCTAACAACTCAGCCACTCAGGTTATGCGAGAAAAGCTAGCTGAATCCATCAAGGAATTTGATGCGATCTTAAAGCCAGAAGGCAAGATCATTTACCTTGGAACACCTCAGACAGAAATGTCTATTTATGAGCAATTACCAGATCGTGGTTATGAGGTCAGAATATGGCCTGCAAGATACCCCTCAGAAGTCCAGAGAAATCGCATGACGGGGAGATTAGCTCCCATCATAGGGGATGCCTTAGATAGACAAGAAAAAGACCAAGGAGCGCCCACTGATCCCGATAGATTTGATGATGAAGATCTAATGGAACGTGAGCTATCTTATGGTCGCTCAGGATTCGCTTTACAGTTCATGTTGGATACATCTTTATCTGATGCAGATAGATATCCATTAAAGCTGCATGATCTTATTGTATTAAGTACAAATGTAGATAAAGCACCTGAAAATTTAGTCTGGGGACGTATGAGTCACTTAGAACAAAAGGATCTACCTAATGTAGGTCTTGTAGGTGACAAGTTCTACCAGCCACAAGAAGTCTTAGGAGACTGGTTGGAATATTCAGGTTCCGTTATGTCTATTGACCCCTCAGGTCGTGGTGCTGACGAAACATCCTATGCCATTGTCAAAATGCTCAATGGTTTTCTATACGTTGTAGATGCTGGAGGTATCCAGGGTGGATATGCCCCTGAGACGCTCCAGAAGCTCGCAGATTTGGCGAAAAGACATAAGGTCAACCAAGTACTCATTGAAAGTAATTTCGGCGACGGAATGTTCAAAGAATTGGTCTCACCATATTTTGTTAAGACATACCCTGTGACTATAGAAGAGGTAAGACATTCAATTCAGAAAGAGAAGCGAATGATTGACACCTTAGAACCTGTAATGAACCAACACAGGCTCATTATTGATCCTAATGTGATCGAAAATGACTATAAGACAGCTCAGGTATACCCAGCTGAAAAAGCTACTCAATACATGCTGTTTTATCAAATGACACGCCTTACAAGAGATAAGGGTGCTCTAAGACACGACGATAGACTCGATGCTTTATCTATGGCTGTTGCCTACTGGGTTGAACAGATGGCAGCACAAGCTGATGAAGAGATGAAAGACAGACGAGCCCAGCTACTCGAGGATGAGCTACAGAAGTTCATGGATAACGCTTTGTTCCCAGGACAAGGCAAGACTCGAAGTGCTTATAAAGGCTGGATAAATTAATTGTGGACGATATCGGAAAGGGGGAGGAAAAGCCCCCCCCCGGTTCACATAGTATTAATAGTACTTAAGACTTCTTAAGAGGTTCTTAAGATTACCTAAGTAAGGAGATATATGGCATTACCAGTAATAGCTGCTATAGGAAGAGTAGCAAAAGCAGGATATGACGCTTACAAGATGAGTAAGAAAGTAAGGAAAGTTAAGAAGCTAATGAAGAAAGGAGATGCTTCTGCTTATTCAGCTAAGAATAGAGATGCAAGACATAAATTATTAAGTAAGAAGAAGTATCAGAATAAAGCAACACCTAAGAAAAAAACAGCCCCTAACAAAGACCTAGGTGTTAAGAAGAACACTCTCAGCAAGAATGAAGCTCGTAAACGTCTTGATCTAGATAAAGAAGGACGCAAGGGTAATGAGATGTGGATCCGACATATGCAAAAGCAAGCGCGTAAGTCAGGAGACAAAGACGGAGGTAAAGTAATTAAGGCTTCGAATAATGAACCAACAAAGGCAGATCTCAAATTCAAGAAGCAAATGAAAGACTTCAAAGAGTGGTCTAAGACTGCCATTACTAAAGCTAAGAAGGAGAAGAAGTAATGGCTAGAGTATTGAATTCAAGTAATAGTAGTTATTCAGGTGTTACTCATGGCGAATGGCAGCAAGCCATGAAGCGTGCAAAGGAGATGCGTGAAAAGAAGATCAAGTCACAGAAGCTCCCTAAGATAAAAAAGAAAACTAAGGGAGTTAAGAATGGGTATAAAAATCGATAAATCCAAAATGAAGTGTAACAGTCCTCGACGTCAGATCTCAGGTGGTAAGAAGAGTGTCGTTAAGGCTTGCTCTGGTGGTAAAGAGAAGATCATTCGTTTTGGTGATGCCAATATGAAGATCAAGAAAAACATCCCTTCTAGGCGTAAAAACTTCAGAGCTAGGCATAACTGTGCCTCAGCTAGTAATAAACTCTCAGCACGCTATTGGTCGTGTAAGGCCTGGTAGTTATGCAAGATCATCTCAC